GTCAAGACTCCATATATATTTGACAAAATCACTGAAGAGTGGATGGAATTTGCAATTTTCTAGGATGGAAATGCTCCTAATGGAAAAGAAGTCTTTACCATCTAACCCATCATCCAGAAAGTCAGTGAACCTTTCTAGGTTCATTATTCTATTTAAAGCTCTATAAGTAGAATAAATACCACCAAGTTTACCTTTATCAATATAATCAATATGATAAAGACGTTGCAGGAATACGATAAAATTCGCCGCAGTATATGTTTTGTCCCTGTTAACTTCAAGACCTTCACGTTCAAAACTCGCTAGATATGTCTCGACCTCCGGCATGCCTGCCAATCGAGCAGCTGAGTCATCACCGTGATACTGGCTTGAATCACCACCAAGTTCAACTAGTCCAGTGTTGTAAGCTATGGTAGCTTGAATAACAGATCCAGCTTCATTGGTATCAGCTGATCCGCTAGGTAAGCCGTGAGGACCTTGCTTTAATCCATCGGGTGTTACCATTGGCACATTCACCCTTCTCTTACCTATTTCTAATATAGTATCGCAGTATGATGACTGAAATACCCTACATTTATATTCATCGTATAGAAGTTGCAGATTAGGACCTAGTGACCTATCATAGGCACTGAAGTCTAATGACACAAGTAGTTCACCTCGAGAAACAGCTTTTACAACCATTGCTGTGATTACTTTATCTACTTCATCAGGACCCTGTAAAGCAACTCTCCAAGATAATTTCTTCTGATAATCCAAGAAAGGGTAGAAAAACATACCTTCAAAAACGATATTAGCCAAAGCTATACCCCAGACGATACGAGTTTTTAGCATTTCTTGTGTCCTAACAAAAGGGACAGCAGCATATTCTTTGAGCCACTCACTCTCTAAAAATGCTTTATCTAAGAATTTATCCTTAACTTTACCTTTCTTAGTAAGATAGGGAAGACCTGAATTAGTATCACTTTTAATAATACTAACCACTCTTTTAACGTCCCAAGGTCTTAATCTAGAAGGCACAGCTAAATCTAATTGCTTTAGGTTTATTTCGGAAGTGTTATTACTCCAATATTCATAGAACTCTGACTTGATATCACTCCAAGGTTTTGCTCTACTCCTACTTCCAAATTTGCTTCTTTCATTCTCCTCAATAGAATGTAAAGTATCATTGATTGCAGACTTATTATTGTTGAAAACTTTATCCCAACCATCTAGAACTTTCGCTTCACCAAGATTTTCAATTATAGGATTGCAAATATTTGGGGAGTCCAAGCTACCTTGTATAAGTCTGCTAAGGACGCGGGAAAGTTCAGAAACTTCTGTAGTATTAAGATCATACATAGTAGAAACATTCTGAAGTGTGCGGCTTAACCTAATCATAATCAACTTTATTCACGTTACGCTACTTCTTCTTCTTTACCCATTGTTTTCCCTTTGCCTTTCTTCTTACCATAGCTTCTTCTCTTTCCGCGAGGCTTTCGATCGTAAGAGGAATCTTTAACAGATGACGAGTCAATATCGAATAATTTACCCAACCAGTCAATACTAGGTTGTGTCATAGCGTCGATACTGTTTCCAGTTAATTCGTAAGTACCGAAGGGTACAGAGTAATGATCTGTAGAGCCTGCAATATAATTTACGTAAGGCTGTCTCATAGGAAGAGTGTCGAAGTCCGACAATCCGTTAATAATAGAGTAGTTAGAAGGTACCCACTGCATA